ACGACAGCAAACCGGGTATCTCGATCGACAAGATGCTGGGCTTCCTCAAGCCCAAGTTCTACAGCATCTATGACCGTTCGGTTGAGGACTTCGGCGTGCTGGCTATCGACCACTACCTGGGCGAGTAGGCCCGGGTAACACAGGAGATACCCACATGATCCAGAAGAACTACAACCGCCAGGGTCTTGCCGTGGCCCAAATCGCCATCGCGCTGGCTGCCTTCAGTGACGGTGCCGCGCAAGCAGCCATTGAGCTGCCGGCCGGCGCCATCGTCGTTGGTGGTAGCGCCATGGTGACCACTGCGTTCGACGCCGAGACGACCGCCACCCTGAAGGTTGGTGACGCCGCCGACGACGACCGCTACAGCGGCACTCCGCTGGATGTCAGCACCCTGGGCAACAAGCCTCTGGTGCCGACCGGTTACGTCATGCCCGAGAAGGGCGACGTAATTGTCACCTACGCGAGTACCGGCGCAGCTGCCACGGAAGGCGAGCTGCTGCTGGTGGTCGAGTACATCGAGGCCAACAAGTCCGAGTGGACTCAAGGCTGACCCGGTAAGGGGCCGGCCTGCGCTGGCCCCTTCCATTTTCACCAAGCATAGGGGCATTCACTATGAGTAACACCCAGAACGGACCTCGCTTTCTGCCGGCTCGTGGAGACGAAGCGGAAGGCACCCATATCGCATTGACTACCGGCCACGCCTGTCGCGTACACGCCGTCTCGCTGGTCGATGGTGAGCGTGGCACCTGCATTCCTGATCGATTCCGCCGCGAAGCTGTAGCGCTTGGCTGCGCCATCGTCGGTATCGATGACGAGAAGGAGCAGGCGAAGGACGATGCCGAGACTCAGCAGTCGCTGATCGTGGCGGCTATCCGCACCATCATTGAGGCGGACGACAAGGACCAGCTGCAAGGCGACGGGCGCCCGAAAGCTGAAGCAGTTTCCAAAGTTGTCGGCTTCAACGTCACCAAGGCCAAGTACACCAAGGCGTGGGCAGCGTTTGCGGCCGAGCTGGACGGTGAAGACGGTCCGGAAGAAGTCTGATGGAAACGGTACGGGAGCTGGTCGAAGCATTCCGGGACGACGAGAAGGACGCGGCAGGCACCGACTCGTTCTGGAGTGACCCGCAGTTGGTCCGCTGGGCCAACCAGGCTGTTAGTCGCTTCTGCGAGATAACCCGCAGCGTCTACGACAGCACCAGCCCCTTTACTTTGATTGAGCTGCGGGCAGGGGAGAGCGTCATTCCCCGACCGGCCTGCATCATCGACATTGTTTCCGCCTCATTCCCTGCGCCGAATAAGCGTGACCTGGCAATCGAACCGCCAGGCCGCACTCCGCGCTCATGCCTGCCGACTTCTGGCGCCACCCGGCTGATGGTCGTTGATAGCCACGACATGCGCCTGTACCCACCGGTGGCCACTGACTGCGAGCTGCAGCTTGAAGTCATCCGCCGGCAAATCCGTTCCCTGACGCTTGGGTGCCGACTTGCAGATGTCCCGCCGCACGCCCGCGAGACGCTGCTGCTGTACATGAAGCACCGTGCATACCGAGTGCACGACGCCGAGCTGTTCGACCCGGCCAAGGCTGACAACTACCTGGCTGAGTTCGAGCGCGAGTGTCAGCAGCACCTTGAGACATCACGCGCTGCGCCACGCGCAGGCCTTATCCGCTCCAGTTGGTGACCCATGGACATCATCAAGAAAAACCAATTCACCGGCAGCAACAACATTGCCAAGGCCGAGCGGCTGCCCGAAGGCGCCGTTGTTGAGGCGATCAATGTCGACTTTACGGCTGGCGGCAAAGCTGAGTTGCGGGCTGGCTTTGAGCTGGTGCGCGAAGAGCCTGGCACCCGGGCAGTTTTCGAGATGGGCGGCGAGACGCTGGCCCTGATCGTCGATGACCAGTTGATCAAGGTCACGCCCTACGGTGAAACCCTGCTCGGCGCGGTGGCTGACGGCCCCATTGCTGCCGTCTGGCACGCTGGCGAACTGTTCCTTAACACGATCAACGACAGCGTGCGTATCGGCGAAAGCCGGCGCGCGTGGTCGGTGCCTGCGCCGGCGTTCGATGTCTCGCTGGAGGCTGGGTATATGCAGCCCGGCGCCTATAAGGTGGCGGTGACCGCGGTGGACGGCGGTATCGAGTCAGGCTGTCAGCCTGCCATTGTCAGTGTCGGTGAGGGGCAGGCGATCCGCGTCGTCGTCGGTGATGACCGCGAGTGCCGCCTGTACTGCAGCCAGCCAAACGGCCTGACCCTGTATCACCAGGGTATCGCCTACAGCACCAACAAGATCCCGGCCAACATCCTCGACGACTCGGCACGGCTGGAGACGGCAGGGCTCTACAGCCTGCCGTTCTGCTCGATGCTGATCAGCCATCAGGCGCTGATCGTTGGCGCTCAGGGCAAGTACCTGTATCACACCCATCCTATGTGGCCGCACCTGCACAACCCCGAGATGGACTACGTCCCGTTCCCTGCGCCTGTGACGCTTATCGCCAGTGTTGAGGGTGGCGTGTTCGTGTGCGCGGACAAGACCTATTTCATCACCGGGCTGGGCGGGCCTGACCTGGCTCAGCGCACGGTTGCGGAGTTCGGTGCGATCGAGGGCACCGACGTGACCCTGCCCGACGGCTCGGTCGCGTGGTTCACCCGCTACGGCCAGGCCATCGGCCGGGCTGACGGCAGCATCGAGCTGGTCAACCGCAAGGACTACGCCCCGGACACGGCCCCAATTGGGGCGGCCGGGCTGCTGGAACACAACGGCAACCAGATGGTTGTTACCACTATGCAAGGCGGGGTAAGCGGCTCTGGCCTGCGCTCGGCTGATCACATTGACCTGGAGGTGATCCAATGAAAGCAGGCGTCGGCGTTAACGGCTTCGTCTGGGACTTCACGATTCTCGGTGCCGATGGCAAGCCGATCGAACGTGAGGTGACACACAACCTGATCCCGGCAGAAGGGCTGGCGTTTCTGCTGAAGGCGCCGTTCGGCGATATGGCATCGATCGGCAGCTTCTACGTCGGCCTGTTCACCGAGCAATATGTGCCCAGCGGCTCGACCAAGGCCAGCGACATCCCGATCAACATGGGCGAGTTCACGGCCTACAGCCAGGCCACGCGGCCGCAGTGGGTGCGCACCTTCAACAACTCTGACTCCTATCACAACGACGGGAACAAGGCTGAGTTCACGTTTCAGCAGAACGCCACGATTCGGGGTGCGGTCCTTGTCTCGGAGAGCACCAAGGGCAGCGGTGATGGCCTGGTGCTGTCGTGCGTGCGCTTTGCGTCGCCCAAGATCGTCGAGGCGGGGCAGACATCCCAAGCCGCAGCGTCGCTCACCTACATCCCTGTGTCCTGATCCGAGGTAACGACCATGCCAGCCAGCAAACACGGCAGCGAGCAGTACATCAAGCAGTTCTTCACGACCGACGCAGTGGATGCGCGCCCTACCAGTTGGGTGATCGCGCTGCACGCCGGCAACCCCGGCACCGGTGATGCGAACGAGGTGGTCGACAGCAACTACGCGCGTCAGGCCGCCACCTTCGCCGCCACTGACCAGGGCAGCTACTGGGAGGGAGCCAACGTCGCCGACGTGGTATTCCCGGCAGCCTCGGCAGCGGCTGACTACACCGTGACCCACTTCACAGTGCGCGATGCCGTGTCGGGCGAGTGCCTTGGCATTGGCGCGCTGCCTGTTTCCATTCCTGTTGTCGCTGGGGGCATCGTCGCTATGCCTGCCGGCATGGCCAAAGTGCGAGGTATCTGACATGGCTATGAAGTTCTCAACCGAGGTGCGGCGCCAGCAGGCTGTTGTCGGATCGCTGAAAAGCATTCTGGACGGTGGCGTGATGCGGTTCTACAACGGCCCAGTGCCGGCATCGGCAGACTCGGCGCTGTCCGGAAATACGCTGCTGCTGGAACTGAAAACCAGCATTGGCGGCAATCTCACGTTCGACCCAAACGCGGATGGCGCTGTGCTCAAGAAGGCGCTGAGCGAGATCTGGACGGGCGATGCCGTGGCCGCCGGCAATATGACATTCTGCCGGTATGAAAAGCCTGCCGATACTGGTGGAGCGGGTACTGGCGAGGTGCGCGTACAGGCCACGGTCGGCGGGCCTGCTGCGGACATCACTGTCAGCACTACGCTGATTGAGGTCGGCGAAACCCGCACGCTTGAATACTTTGCTATCGAACTGATTGAGTCCGTCTGACCATGGCCAACCGACTGCAGAAGCAGCCGGTACTCACCTATGTGCCGGCGGTGGCGCCGGTGCCGGCGCGTGATGCCTACTGCACCACTGAAAACGTCATCACCGGGTACACGACGCAGACCGTCGGAGGCACTGCCGTATTCATTCCAGCAGGTTCCGGTGGCGGCATCTTGTCTGGTGGCGGCGGCTCCCGCCCTGTTTACCGCGACGTGCTGAACACCACTACCGGGACGTATGAGCGAAAGCTGGTCGGATGGTGGGTCGTTCCTCCAGTCACATCAAGGCGAGTACCAATCTACCAGGCTGTCCGCACCTGCTACCCGGCCAGGGAAGCGGTGATCGGCCAGTCGGCGCGCATCGATACATACGCCAACAACGGCTGGAATGGCGGCGCGCGCAGCAGGGCGAAGGTGCCGGTCGGCGGATACCTGCAGGTCAAGCTGCCCGATACACCCTACGGCGTCGAGGTGGGCCTTTCTGATGGCCAGTTCGACCACAGCTACGGGCACCCATCACACGCGCTGGTGGCGCGTCCGAGCGGAATTACCCCCATCGAGCGCGGCCTGGACATGGGGCCAGAGCAGCCGCTTGGCAGCACTGTGCGCATCATCCGACTACAGGATGGCGTGCGCATGATGGTGGATGATCAAGTTATCTATGACTCGGAAACCGCGATTGCCGGTGCTGCCTATGGCGACGTGACGCTGTACTCAACGGCTGATTTCGTGGACGAGCCGGTCATTGGTGCCTATCACGAGACGGGCGGCGTGGCCGGGCTGTCGATGGTGGCGGCGTTCGCCGAGACGGCTGGCGGCGTGGCGGCGATGACGACGGAGCTGGAAGCGCTGGTGCTGCTGAATGGGCAGGCGCTGACTGGTGGTGTCGCTGCGATGCAGCTGCGATCGCAGGGCGCTGCGCATGGCCGCTATGAGATTACCGGGGCTGCCGAACTGGGGCAGGGCGCAAGCCTTGTCGGCGTTGTCTACGCCGATGCGTCTGGCGTGATCAGTAGCGGTGTCGCCAGCTACGGCCACGGTAAGCTGTGCGCGACCGGCAAGGGCATGATGGGTGTCAGCGGCACAGCCAAGCCCATGTACGGGCGCGGCGCATTCCCGCCTGCGAGCAGTGCCGGGCGCCTGAATCGGGCAGAAGTCGTGCCATTCCAGGCTGTCGGCGTATACCCGCCGGGCATTGGGCGCGGGATGCTGAAGCGCACGCTGAATATGCAGGGCGCTGGCGTGCTGGCCATGGCCGGAAAAGGCTCGGAAACCGTGCAGATGGGCGGCAGCGCACCGGCAGCGACGGTATACCGCGCCGTCAACTGGTGGGAATACATGCCGTCATGGATGCTGGACGTAGGGCAGATGGTGGGCGCAATCGACAGCATCCTGCTGGAAGGCGGCGCGCTGTTCGTCATCGCCGAGTCGTTGCAGGTTGGCGAAACGATCGATCTGTTCATGGTCGTGAACTTCGAGATTGCCGAGTTCGTCGGCGTATCCACTGACGCGAGCCTGGCGTTCATCGTGCAAATGGCGATCGATGAGCGCGTGCGCCTGAGTAGCGCGGCCACCGATGCCCGCAAGGAGGCGCTGCAGTACGCTGTCAACGCGGTCACCGGCGCCCTGAGCACCTATCGCAACTTCGGCTTCAAGCAGTTCGCACGGATGGCTGGCGACACCTACGCCATTACCGACGCTGGACTGTTCCGCCTGGGCGGCGAGGGTGACGACGGCGAGACGCTGAATGCCTTTATCGACTTCGGCTCCAGCGACTTCGGCACATCGCGCAGCAAGCGCATGAACAGCGTCTATGCGGGCATTGCCACGGACGGCACGGTCTATCTGCGCGTCTCGGGCGATGACGGCACAGAGACAGTGTACCGGGCTGTCGGTGATGGCGTGGAGCGCCGGGCCAGAACGGCCAAGGGGCTGACCGCGCGGCACTGGCGGGTGCGGCTGGAGCTGGCGGACGCCAGCTATGCCGAGCTGGACAACATTGAGATTGAGCTGGGCGTGTCTCAGCGGAGGCTGCGATGATGATACTGGTGCCTGACTTTCAGGGAGCCCCGGCCGATCTTTTCACGCGGCGCTATGCAACCTTTGACGACGTACATTCCAACTTCTTCATGGTGATGCCGGCCAGCGCTTACGCCGACACAAATAGCTCGCGCGCCTACACCTACGGCAATGTCGGGGTGATGGAGCTGCCGGCGCCGGCCATGCTGCCAGATCCACAGGCCGACGGCTTTACCATCGATCAGTCTGCATCCGGTTACAACCAGATGGTGCATAACGGCACTGGTGTTGGCGTGGCCGAGCTGCAGACGTGGTATTCGGGAGAAGCCTACGGGTACGGCATGGGCCTGCTATGCGGATACCCTGGCGTTGACCTCACTGCCGACATCACCGAGCCGGTCAAAGTTGTTTGGCCGCATGTAATGAATGTGTTTGAGCTTAACGACTGGAATGTCTACGTCAACGGGCCAATGCGCTGCTACATGGGCTTTGAGCCTGGCGCCAGCGCGCCTGCCGATCAGGCGTTCATAACCGGGATCGGCTTCACCTCGGGCTATATGTATGCGCAGCTGAACTGCTACCCGCACGCCTACCCATCGACCGCAGGGCAGATTCCCGAGGCACAGCGCCATGCTGTCACCGGCTTCATCAAACGCTCGGTGGCTGATGGCCCGGCGGCCAGCATTACCAGCGAGGATGTCCGGCTTGGCGTGCTCATGCACGGCAGCGTTGGCCAGTTCGTCGTCAATGGAGTGGTGGTGCGCACTTTTGCGCTTAGCGACTGGCCTGAGTACGAACTGTATTTTGATGCCACCGTGGCCAACGGCGTAGACATCACAGACCCTGCAAACCTCAGCGCCATTCAGGTTGATATATCTGATGCCTACGCCTTTGCTGGCGGGCCGTCAGACGTGTTTGAGACGTTCAGCGGAACCGCGATCATCACGCTCACTGATTGCGTTCTTGGGTCGTGGGCTGACTGGTCGACCGGCGTGGACTCCATGAGCACGATCGTGCTGAACAACGGTTACTTCGATGGAAACGATTACCCGGCGTTGACCACCGGGTTCTACCAGGTTGCGCCGAACATATTTTGGGCTGACCTTCAGCGCGCGGTAGAAATCGCATGATGGTGTTCCTGCCTACCGTCGCCACGGCAGCCAAGTACCGAGGCTATGCGGCCCGTCTGGCGTCGTCGCTGCTGATGGTCGGTGCCCTGAGCCAGAACCGGGTGCTGGATGGCTACCTCTTCCGTGCGCAGCGCGTGGCAAGGGATATGGCCAAGGTCTACGTCATTGACCTGCCTGCGCGCTGGCTGCTGGCGGGCTGGCACGACTATGAGGGCGTGAGCCCGGACCCGAACAGTTCGATGTTTGTCGGCCTTGATCGCGGTCTGCTGACGCCAACAGAGGCTTGGCAGGCCCAGGATGTGAAGGCTATCGACTCAAGTAATGCCCAGCGACCGCTGACGCCAAGGATCACCTTCTTCCAGGCGTCGTTTGGGGGCGGGTTCTTCTACGGTGACGGCCGGGCTGACTGGTTCGGAGAATACGCCGCTGTTGTGACCATCTCGGTGGACAGGCAAGGCGGCAACATTCAGTCGCTGCCGAACTATGATCCTGATCTGGAGTTCCGGATTACCGCGACGGTCTTCACTTGGCGGATGGGTGGCACCCCGCTGCTGGACGAAGCGCCGGCAGCGCAGATCACGCTGGACAACCAAATGAGCTTTGGCGTTTCCGAGACTGGCATCCGCGCGTGGTCCGGCAAGCCGCACTTCCGCTTCACGCAGAACCCGCGACGCTGGACTGAAAGCGTTATCGCGCTTGTCGGCGTGCCGGTGATAGAGGGCGCCATGGATCGCTATGTGCTGGCGGCAACCTGCTGCGTGCAGGCAACAAACCTCAGCGTGGACAGCGGCTTTATGGTCGGGCGCTTTGAGGCGGCCAGGGTAATCGGTTCCGAAACGCCAAACCTCCGGCAAGCCGGTGCAATGTGGGGCAATATCCAGCTACTTAGCGAGAACGTAGACCCCGAGCTGCGTCCGCAGTTAAGCAGCATCGGCGGATACCTTCGCAACACGATCTACGACCTTGGCATGCTTGAGACTGACAGCAAGGTCATCATGGTGGCGTCTTGCATGCTGCGCAAGGAGGGCGGCGGGAGTGACGTGTTTCTGACCACGGCTACCCAGATCTACACCTTCGACCGGGTGACTGGGGCTGCCTCGGTGGTGCTGGACTACAAGGCTACCGTGCCTGCAACCAATCCCATGAGCGCAATACGGCGCGTCACGCATTGTCTGAATCAGGTTCGCTACACCGTCCAAGGCAGCAAGCGCACCGGACTTGCAGCCGTTCAGTTCAACATCTCTGACGCGGTGGATGTCAGCAGCGTCGACCTGATCCTGTACGACGAAACAGGCAATCCATCCATATCCGGCCTGCGTGCGGCCGGCTATGTGCCTTTCTGGCCCAAGCTGCGGGGCGAGTACAGCAGCTGGTCATTTGCAGATGACATTGGGTATGTCACGCACGCATCGCATTCCGTTGTGCGCGAAATCGGGCCTGGGCGCCTTGGGGTGATGGCTGCATTGGCCAGCGATGCCGGGTCGGCGGGGTCGATCGAATGGCGATTGGTTGTGCTGGACGCCGGCACGCTGCAGGTCATCGAAGTGCGTGGCGTGGTTGCGGTGCAGCCAGATAGCACATTCGCCAGCGTTGGCTTCACCGTCATATCCCAGGAGATGCTGGATGAAGATGGCGCGATTGTGGCCCCTGCGATCCTGATGGGCACTGAAGGCATTGTTGCAGACGGAACCCAGAAACTAAGTCGAGACGGCGGCCTGACGTGGGTTCCTGTGTTTACGGGGAGCAACTGGCCAGCGCTCTACATGGGCAACGGGTTACACCCGGTCACTTTTTACTGAGGACTTCGCCATGGGCGACATCGTTTCAAGTCAGAGCTACCTGCAGGGGTTTGCAGACAGCGCCATTAATCGCGCACAGGTGCTGGCCAACCGCATCGGCAGCTTTTCGCCAGGGTCAACCAATGTCGACTTCAACTACACGCCGACCAAGCCGAACATCCAGCCGCCGCCGTCGATCGGGGATCTGCTGGCTACCGATACCAGCGGCGCTGCCAAGGCGTTTCTGGATGGCGAGACAGAGAAGTGGCTGGCCAAGTTCTTCCCGAACCTAACCAGCGCATTGCGGAACCAGCCCGAAGCCTGGGCTGACGGCATTCTGTCCGGTAGCGCGCCGTTTGGCCTGCCGAACGAGGTGCATGAAGCAGTGGTGCATGCCGGGCGAGACCGGGCCTATCGGGCTGCTGATAGCGAGAAGGCGCAGATCCGCACCGGCTACTCGATGCGCGGCTTTGCTACGCCACCTGGGGCTGCCATCGCCGCGATGAACAATGCCGATATTCGTGCCGGTGACGCCATCGCCGAGGTGAACCGTGGACAGATGATCCGCGACGGCGACATCAAGATCGAACTGTCGAAGTTCGCAGCCGAACTGGCTGCGCAGTTGAAGACCGGCATGCTGCAGGTGTTGGCCAACTTCTACAGCCAGTGGGCCGACGTACTCAAGCAGAACACAGACATCGCGCGCGCAAAGGCGCAAGCCTACGCGGCACTCACGTCTGGACTCTCAAGCTATTACAACGTGGAGCTGGGCTTTGAAGAGCTGCGCCTGAAAGCAGCGGCCGGCAAGGCTGATGCGCAGGAGGCCGCGATCAAGGTCAGGATGCAGGAGGGTGAGGTGCGCGCAGCACAAAACCGCGCGCTGGCTCAGGCTGCTGACGCCTTTGCAAGAGCCTCCAGCGCCGCTGCAAATGCCCAAAGCTCGCTGCAGGCGGAGCTGTATACGGGCACGGCATCGTCTTGATGCCGTTATTTTTTATGCCTGAGCCATTTCTTTTTGACGTCAGGTAGAGACTTCATGATCTGGATAGCTTTGTCGTAAGCGGGGTCGAGGGGGAATGCGTCGGGACGCGATTTGCGCATATCATACCCCCTCAGCACATCGTCAATCAGGTCGTAGTAAGAGTTCTGCAGCGACGAAATGCGCTCATAGAACATGGTGATAGTTACCAAAAACTCGCGTTTGTCCCGCTCGCTTGGCAGCTGCATTGCGCAGCTATCTTCCCACTGCTCAAGGCCCTTCTTTATGGCCTGGATGTGTTGCTCCATCTCGTCCCAGCTTGGGGGCCGTTTGCCGTTGATAGCTGTTAATTCGTCCATGAACCTGCCTTTTGAGCCCTAGTGTCAGCTATACCCCATGTTCGACAGGGCGCTGGCTATCTTCTGTTTTTCGTATTCGGTTTCGCCGATTTCTCTGGCTTTCTCGATGGCAATGGCCTGGAGCTCGTCGGCCTTGGCCGGGTCCGCTTCTGCCTCGCGGCGAAGCTTGATCATTTCTGCCGATAGGCCGACCGACTTGATATGCAGCCTGGTCAGCTCCTGCTGGAGGCGGACGACGCTCTCTGTTTCAACCTCATCAAGCGATCTGGCAGAGAAGCTCTGCTCAAGTCGGGCGGTAAGCTCTGCATTAACAGAGCGACGGTTTTGTTCAGCAGCCTCCTTTAGCTTCTCGTACAAGCTGTAGGGAAAGCGGAACTGTGAGCGGTATAGGTCTTCTTTCATGTCACTAGGTTGACACTAAATAATTCCGTTCGTATAGTGACTGAGTGTCACTAAAAAGGAGAGCGCAAAATGAAGCAAGTGACCCGCACCCAGGTGCGAATCCCGACCGACCTGATGGACTGGCTAAAAGAGCAAGCCAAACAGCAGAATCGCTCAATGAATGCCCAGCTTGTCGAGCTGCTTAATACAGTAAAGCAGCGGGCAGCCTGAAAAGAAAAAGCCCCGACGAGGTGAGAGTCGCCGGGGCTTTGGATAACGAAACGTTCGAGGAGAACAATTTCATGAACAAGAATAGCACAGCGGCATCGAATGTCATCCCTTTCAAGTTTGAGACGCGCGAGGTGCGCACCATGCTGGTTGATGATCAGCCGTGGTTTGTTGCCAGTGATCTGGCTAATGCGCTGGAGTATGGCGTTGCCTCTGCGATGACTCGTCATTTGGATGAGGATGAAAAGGGTGTGTCAATTGTGCACACCCTTGGCGGCGAGCAGGAAATGCTGATCATCAACGAGTCTGGTCTGTACTCCGCCATCCTGCGCAGCCGCAAGGCCTCGGCCAAGCGGTTCAAAAAGTGGGTGACTGCAGAAGTCCTGCCAGCCATCCGAAAGCATGGGCGCTACGAAGATCGCCGCAACACCATGTCTACCTTGATCGGTCAGACTATTGGCACTGATGGCTTTCACTGTCTGGCCGCTGTCCTGGATGGCAAGGTTCGCCATCTGCCGGCACCAGCACGTAAACGGGCCAAGCAGCATGTGTGGTCTCAGGTGCACAAGGCGTTCAGCGTGGTGTCGGCGCAGGATATTCCTTCTGACCAGATGGACGGGGCGCGCAACTTCATTGCCGCATACGCGATTGAGGGGGAGTGGCTGGGTAGGGAGAAACCGGCCGCACCGAAGCCGCCGCTGAATATCCACTACCCTCTGGATGCATTGACTTGCCGCCGACCTGGAATGCTCACGCCCTACAACGCAAATCACGATACGTTGAGCGTTACCTTGGAAGACTTGAGCTGCCCTCGCACGTCGTTCTGCGAGATGATCTTGTCTGAGCTGAGCCGCAACGGCTACGCAGTAGAGGCGGCCTGGTGGGAATTTCGCACCTACCGGAACAAGTTCGAGGCGTTTCGGGGCTTGGTGTATAACCTCGGCAGCACCATTGAGGATCCGCAGAACTACGTGGTGAATCGCAATCCGCTGCCAGTCTAATCAGGTGCAGTGACCCTTAAGCCCCGCTTCGCGCGGGGCTTCCTGTTTCTTGCACCCAGAATTGAGTCACATAGGGTCGAGCTAAATCATCTCTCTGGAGACAGCTCATGGTTGGCCTGACTGACATCGGCAACATGGAACAAACCAAGCGGCGCACCAGCGGTATTCCGCTGCGCCTTGATGACACCTCATCGCTCCCCGCTGGAATTGCGCGCAACCCTGCATCATCGAGCACCACGACCAGCATGCTGGCGCAGATGCCGCCTGCCAAGTCAGACCCGTTCGCGGGCTACCAGCAGAATGTGCAACGTAACAGACAGGCTCTGAGTAATGCTGCTGGTGCCTTGGGCGACCTCTACAAAGGCGCCGCAAGCACGCTGATCAACACGGCAACCGTGGTACCGCGCACAGTCGCCGGGATTGCTACTGGCGAGACGCCGATTACCATCGACAGCAATCTGCCGGACTATGGCGCGGGTGAGCGTGAGCGTGCTGCTCAGAAGGCACAGCGCCGTGCTGAGCGGGCAGCCAGCGTTCCAATGCCTGGACAGGAGTTTGCCCGCGTCGTTGCTGATCGGGCTGTTGCGCGTGCCACCAGCGCGCTGACTTCTATTCCCAAGCCTCCTACGCCGTTGACATCAGGGCAGGGAGGGCGCATCGACGCTCCGGCTTCTTCTGGGACGACATCCGCAGCCCAGCAGCAGGGTGGCGCCGTATCGCTTACCGAGCCGCCGGCCGGCACCTGGGCTGCCGTTGGCAACGGTGTTGCAGGCCGCCGCAATACCCAAGGCGTGGCCGAGTTTACTGACAGTCCGCAGGCATTGGCGGGCGCGCAGCCGGGTCGCGTAGGCGGTCTGGGTGATGGGATCGGTGGATTATCTGTTGTCTCCGGCGGCCGTGAAGCGATGGATCGCAACCTGCTTGCTACCGAGATCATGCAGCAAACCCGGCGTGAGCGCTCGAACCCGAATTACCTCACGGTAGTCGGCGACAGCAGCCGCGAGCGAGCTGCAACCCGTAACCCGCTGGACCGCTTGGTGGCTGATCGAGCCAACCAGGAGCGAGCTGACGCGCGCGCTGGCCGAGAGAACGCACGTCTTGATCGTCTTGCTGGTGGTAATCAGCGTATCGCTCAGCTGCAGGGCCAGCTTGAGCAAAGCGCACAGGCACGTGTCGACAACGAGCGGAACAACCGGGCGGCGACACGACTGGATGACCTGAGCAGCATTCTGGCTAATCCGGATCTATCGCCAGAGCGTCGTGAAGCGGTTGAGCGTATTCAGACATCACTCACGCTACCTGCTGAAGCGCGTGTCAGGGCGGATACGGAGCGCGAAGCAGCACAACAACGGACGCTCGCAGATCTGTACAAGTCGTTCGTTGAGCAGGACTCGATCCTCAAGCCTGAGGATCGAGTGCCATTTGATCAATGGGTGGCGCCATATCTGGCCGCTAGTGGAGGCGGTGCCGCGCCGAGCGGGGTGCCAGAGGGGATGACTTTCGCGGGAACATCAAACGGCAAGAACGTTTATCGCGACAGCAGCGGTAGAATGTTCGTGGACGAGTAGAGCTACGGTAGCGGTTCGTATTCACCTTCAAATGGGACTACGCGCCGGGCAGGAGTGTAGGGCCCATTGAATGGCACCAGACCTCTTGGTGCGGAAGCGCTGGCTTCTTCGTCATACAGCTGCCTGCACGCCCTGCCAATCCAGCGAATAGCCAAGGCTGATCGAGCAGATTTGCTGACGTCCTGCGTGCACTCAAGGCCAGATTCGTATTCTGAGAAAATGCCCCGGCCCGCGCCCTGCTCAACGTCATCAAATCCGCCAGGGTTACTGTCGATACACAGCCGCAGCCCGGCGCGGGTGGCGAGATCATTCTGCACCCCCTCCAGCTTATCGAGCAGGCAGGTGGCGTAGTTGTCGGCAAAGGCCAGGGGAGAGAGCAGGGTAAGGAATAGTAAGGTGATCGTTTTCATTGGTATCCGTTCCTGGCTGACTGTAGGTAGGATGCCTTGGAGGGTGGCGCTGGGCAAGCGGCATGCCTCGTCCGCGAGCACCACCTCTGCGATGATGCTAACCTTCAGGGCTTGTGGGTTATAGCCGATAACGTAATTGCTGGAGGCGTCATGTGACTACTATCAAGCTGCAGCGTTCTCATCAGCGGGCTGATGGAGCCGCCTGGACGCAGGAAATGCTGCGTCGCTACTGGGAAGCAGACCGTGAGCTGGATGAGGTGTGCCGTCAGCGAGGACTGGAGAAGCCAGTGTTGATAATGGCGGGTGAGGCATGTGGTCAGGTGCAGGGCTACGTCGAGGCAATTCACACCAATAGCCTGCAGGATTCAGAGCGGAGCGGACAGATTCCATCCGTCACGCCGTTGCTGTAACTGGTCGCAAAGCTACAACCATTGGTTGACAAGGGGCTTGACTTGGAGATAATCACGACCCAGATTTAATCGTGTCCGATGTTGTCCGCTCCTGTCCGTTACTGTCCAGCTGAACTTGCTTGATCGATACCGGACTAATGGTTGTAAGCAACACAACGATTGATGCAGCCGAGAGGAAAGCCATGAGAGGCAATGAAATTATTCTCCGGTGCTTTGCTGAGCAAAAGGATGGTTATTGGCAAGCGTTCTGCATTGACCTGTGTCTCGGCGTTCAGGGAGAGTCCGAGGCAGAAGTTAAGCAGAAGCTTGAGGCTCAAGCATACGAGTACCTAAAGGACATTTTTGAAGGCGAGGATCGCCCATACGCCAAGCAACTGCTGTCGCGTAAAGCCCCTGCGTCCATCAGAGCGAAATACCATTTTTACGCTTTTATGGGCCATATCCACGCCTTGAAGAATCGCTTCGCATTTGATGCGCTAATGCCCTTCAAAATGGCGTGAGGATGGATGCCGAGACTTCATCCGATTACCTGCAAACAGGTCAAGTCGGCCCTGAGTGCCTTAGGGTTTGAGAAAAGACCTCAGGGCAGCACTTCACATGAAAAGTGGGTGAAGACGACCAATAAGGGCCGGTGGATCGTAACGGTTGACTGCCCAAAGGCCCCGTTTGGGAACGATCTTATAAAGTCCATGGCGGCCCAAGCCGGGATGAAAACCAGGGAGTTCCATGCGGAATGCTGTAAGCACTAAATAGAAGCCCGCTCCGCGCGGGCTTTTTTGTGCCTGCTACAATCGCAGCCAGCGCGCAGATGAGACAAGGATAATTGAATGCATAAAGCCGCATGGATGCTCGTGGTCGCAGTTAGTGCCGCTCAAGCAGGCGAGACCATACCGCACAGCTTCGTTGGTGGTTGGGCCGGCGAGGATTACCATCTGCAGGCTGCTTTGGTGCGGCCAGGCTCTGTTCGACTTGTTTACGAGTCGGGCGGTTCTGCCTTATGCGTGCCGACTCGCATTAACGTCATCAAGCCTGGATTTTTCAGGGATACCCTTGGAGTGAATATTACCTGCAGGGGTGTAGATATGGCTCGCCTCCGTTCATATAACTCCGTGTTTTCCACGAACATTCAACCTGCGGATGTTGAGTGGTCTGTCTACTTGAACGAGATTGAGGCTGGGTTTGAGATTGAGGTAATGAGCTGCTTGGCGCCGATCGACGATTCTGCATGCCCTAAAGCCGTGCTCTATAGGGCCAATTAGCTTAAGTCGCACAGGTAATGCTGCAAGGTGTTCGTGCAATCAATTGCAAGCACCATCCAGTCACATAGCCTACCGAGGAAATGTTCCTTCCTTGGGGTGTGTGATGGCTCTGAAACCTTTCGACGGCAAGCTGGACGAAGTCGCAGAACAGCCGCGGCGTGTAAGGCCGTTCACTGGCACGCTCGATGATGTAGTGCCGCCCGCGTCGGCGGAAAAGGGCGTCACCGGCCACCTGCAGGATCTGGGCTTATCCGCGCTGAAGGGCGCAATCGGCGTCCCCGAGCTGGCCGTCGGCCTTGCTGACATCCCAACTGGCGGTCGTGTTGGCCGCTTCCTGGAGAATGAGGGCGGCCTGGTTGGCTTCAGGCCCAAGGAAGCCAAGAACATTCTCAGTGAGTTCCACACCGATCAGTACAAGGCTCAGCAGCAAGAGTTTCAGGAGGCTGATGGCGTGCTGGACAAAGCGGGTGTAGCGCTCAGCAATCCATCACTGATTGCCAACGTGGTTACTGAATCTGTCCCTGCAATGCTGGGTGGCGGCGTTGTTGGCCAAGGCATCCGGCGTGTCGCGCCCAAGGTGTCGGCTGCGCTTGCTGGCGCTGCGGGTGAGGGGACGGTAATGGCCGGCAGCCAGGCTGCAGCTATACGCCAAGAAACCGATGATGGTCTGCTAACACCCGGTCAGTCTGGAGCTGCCCTGGGCACTGGTGCTGTTGGTGCGCTCTTCGGCTTTGCTGGTGGGCGGCTGGCGCAGAAAATGGGCATTGGTGATGTTGATACGATGCTTGCCAGAGGCGTTACGCCGGAGCAGGTTGCGGGTGAACTCGCCGCGACTCCGGCAAAAAGCATTCCGCGTCGTGTGATCGAAGGGGCCATTACCGAGGGCTTTCTTGAGGAGCTGCCCCAGTCTGTTTCTGAACAGGTGATTCAGAACCTGGCGCTTGGTCGGAACTGGGCGGAGGGCGTTGAGGATGCTGCAGTCATGGGCACCCTGGCCGGTATGGCCATGGGAGGAGCGGCAAACGTTCGGAGCGCTGCAGGTTCGTCGCCGGCGGAAGCAGTAGACGCGCCAGAAACCCTTGCGCTGCCAGCGCCGGAACCGGCAGCTGAATCATCTGGTGGGGTTCTGTCCCGTGCGGCAGCTAAGCTGCCAGCGCCAGAGCCGGTGCTGGGTCTGCCGGCGCCAGAGCCAGCCATGTATGTCGACTCTGAGGGTAATGCCCAGTCGATTGGCCCGGTGCGCAATGTTGACGGAGAGATGCGGCCGGAACCGCAGGCGCGGGTGCCGATGGCTGACCCAGCTGCCAGCACTGGTGGCAGGGGTATGTACGATCAGGCGCCAGTGGGCGAGTCCCCCAATGTGGGTACCGCAGAGGATGTCAGGGTTGCAAACCGGCAACGTCAGGCTGAGCTTGATCAGGAGCGCGCCGACAGGCTGGCGGCAGCGTATGTAGACGAGGCCAACCGCGCCGCCGCAGAGATCATTCAGCTGCGTCGAGAGCAAAACCAACCAGACCCAGAGTTTACTTTGCCTCGCGGCCTTGAGCTGGCCGATAAGGATAATCACGGTCGCTGGCTCAATGAGACCTACCGCAGCAGTGTTCAGGCGCTTATCGCCCAACTGGAGAAGGGGGGCGGCGTCGCTTACGTTCGTGATGCCAATGACCGAATTACCGGCCGCACGCCGTCGTCTAATCCGAAGTGGTGGCAAGACATGGATGCGTCGGTTAAGCCGGGCTCTGTCGAGGAAGGGCGCCGGATTGTAGATAAGGCACTTGAAGGTAAGAGCCTTGGCCCTAAGCAGGCGCGCTTTGTTGCCGCGATGATGGACATCGTTGACGACATTCGTTTGCCTCCGCAGCAGGCCGAACAGAACCGCGCTATCCTGCAGGAACTGGAGTGGGCGGCCAGTGGTGAGGCGGCTCGGAACCAGGCTGATCTTGAGCGAGGCGCGGTTCGTGACTATGGCACTTCGGAGCAGGACGACGCTGAGCTCTATGCCTACCTGTCTGGGAAGGTTGAACCGTTCAGCCTCAAGGATCTGACACCTGACGAATCTGTTCAGGTCTGGAACGATCTGCAGGCGACTGATCAGCCTGTGCTTGACGATACCAGCGCACAAACCGCTGAGGCCGGCGCTGGTGGCGAAATTGAAACCGATTTCAAAGGGGTGGTTTATGGCTCTGACCAAGGAGCAGTCGAAACTGGCGGCGAAGTTCCTGCACGCGAAGGGGTACCGGGCGACCGACAAGGGCTTCGAGAAGATAGCGGAACCGTATCCTCTGGACGACAACCCGACAGCTTCCAACTCGAAACCCAAACCGAAGAGCAGCTAGCTGCCCGGGCGGAGGCGCTGCGTCTCAGTGAAAAAGCAGATGATGAAGCCGGGCGCCAAGAAGAACAGCGAGTTGACGCCGATCGTCAGCGGGAGACCTTCAATCTAACCGGTTCCGATCGCGCCGCAGATGTAGCTGCAGCGTCCGGGCAGACCGATCTTCTTTCCGGCAGTCAGCCGGAGTCCAAGCCAGCAGAAGAGTTTGTGCTGACGTCCGATGGCTCCGTGAACTTTGGTGAAATCACTGCTGACATGGCTAAAGTCATGGGGCGTCAGGCCGGTAAAATCCGACTTCAGCAAGGCGTCCAAAACTCCGACGGTACCGGTTACGGCTTGGCTCATATTGAGGCAAACCATGGCGAGCAGATTCGTGGAGCCGGTTACGAGTCGGTGGAGCAGTTTGTCAGCGAGTCTATCGCTGGCATGGATAGCGTGTGGTCACCCGGTAAAACCACGCAGCTGGTCGCACTGCAGTCCAGCAAGAAGGGGCAGGCGGTGTTTATTCAGCTGCAGCCGGCGGTTGATGAAGTGGGGGACTATTACCGGATCAATACAGCGTTTCCGGTCAGTGGTGGTTATGCCCAGAAAAGGGAGAAGCGAGGCTGGAAAAAGCTCTGGAGCAGGGACCCCGTTCCTGCTGATGCGTCCGGCGCACCGGGCTTCGCTGGCCAAACCTCTCAAGCCGGTGAGGCGGCCCCCGTGGTAAGCCCCCAGAGTGATGTCAGTGTAGCACAGCCAAAAGGCAGCAGTGAGCCGGACAAGATTGAGGATGCAGGGGAAAAGCTGGGCGGGGCCCGCAAAGATGAACTGCGCTCTGTACGTGATCGCCTTGAAAACATGGATGACGAGGCCATAGCCAGCAGCACGCTGAGCGAGCTTTGGCCGAAGGGTGAAGTCGACAAGATCGATGACCCTTTCCATGCTGCTGCGTACTGGGCTTTACGGTCTGAGATACCGGCGAAACCGCGTGTTGCCTACAAACTGAAGCGGTGGGTCACCAAGATCAAAGAGGCACGCTTGACCCTGGGTTATCTGGCGTCGCTGGGTGCTGACGTGTCGCTTGCTGAGCTGCGCAAGGCAAGCCCGGCGCTGCGCTCATTTGCCAACAAGGTTGAGTTGCTGGCAGCCGTAGAGCGCTCGCAGTGGCCGCGAGTCGGTCGTGTGCAGCACAACACCGGGCGCTATCTCAAAGACGGCGAGATGGTGCCCGGGTCATGGTTCGACGTTGAGATCGATAAGCGTCGCCGTGCTTTCTATGGGCATGACACCATGTCCAGCGCATTGCCTGAGATTAAGTCCAAGCTGGCGCCAGAGACTGCGCCGGTGCAGGAAATGAAGTTTGCGATCTACAGAGGCAGGAATAGTGGCCAGGTGTTTATCGCAAAAGATGGCGACAAGGAAAAGCGCCACCTGAAGGAGTTTGAGGACGTTAAGTCTGCTCGGGCTTTTCTGCAGGATAACCACGCGAAGTTGGTCGAGGCCTGGGAGGCAGTGAAGAACCGAGACAACGTGACCAAGAGCGATATGCGGCGTGGCATTAACGCGCAGCGAGTGGGGCAGGACTACCGCGAGGGTAAGGACATCACGCCAGAGCAGTTCTTGGAGGCTTTCGGTTTCCGCGGTGTCGAGTTTGGCAACTGGGTTGGGCAAGGGAAAGGCGGGCGCGAGCGCCAGGGCATGCTGAATGAAGCGTTTGATGCCCTAATGGATCTGGCGGGCATCATTGGTGTGCCACCGAAGGCGATCAGCCTGGAAGGCACCTTGGGTATCGGCTTTGGGTCTCGCGGAAAAGGTGGTCGGGCTGCAGCTCACTTCGAGCCCGGGACAGTCGTAATTAACCTGACCAAGACTCAGGGTGCAGGGAGTCTGGCGCACGAGTGGTTTCATGCGCTGGACAACTACTTTGCCCGAAAGCGTACCTCTCCAATTGAAAGCAGCGCTGGCGGCTCGAGCCGGGATGAGGCGTTCATCACCTATCGGCCTGAGCCGATGTACATCAACAAAAAGTATCCGACGATGCGTGCAACCAAGGCAGAGGTTGCGCGTCGCCAAATTCAGAACGGTGGAGCGCCGATTTACGCCTGGGAAAACTGGGAGGTCGATCCAGCCCATCCGAAGGGAGTCCGGCCGCAGGTTGAGAAAGCGTTTGCTGAATTGGTCTCCACGCTAAACGCATCTCCGATGCTTCAGCGATCAGTGACGATTGATGGCGGCAAGTCAAATGGGTACTGGTCTAGGATCATCGAGCGTGGTGCTCGATCATTTGAAACCTACGTCATTGCCAAGTTGGCTGACCGAGGCGCGCGGAATGACTTCCTCGCTAATGTTGTCACGCTTGAGGATTTTGCGCGGGCGCCAGATCGTTATCCCTACCTTACTGCTGACGAGCAGGGCCCGGTAAGTGAAGCGTTCGATAAACTGTTTGCGACTGTCGAAACCACAGAAGTGGACGGCAAGATTGCGATGTTTTCACGTAAAGGCCGCGGCCGGACGACAGGACAAGCGTTGTCCAAGCCAGAGCTGCAGGGTATCGTTGACGACTTCCTCTCCCGCTTCAAGGGCGCCGATGATGTCCGAGTCCAGATCCACGACAGCGCAGAAACACTCCCCAGCTACAGAGCAGATCGTGATTCCGGATCATCCATCCAAGGTGAATACGACTTCCGAACTGGAACAGTCCATCTTGTGGGAGCAAGCCTTGGTGCACGAGACGGCAAAAGTGCGCGGGAGGTTGTCGAGGAAACGCTCCGAGAAGAGATCCTTGTTCACAAGGGTCTTGGGCTTCTTTCGCCGGTAGCGCGCCGTCAGCTCTACGCTCAGATCAAAAAGGCATCCACCGAAAACCCGGCAATCAAGAAGCTATGGGATCAGACGGTTGCTGATTATGGTGATGTTGCCAAGGTGGCCAAGCTGACGTCGGCGCAAGCCGACCGCTTTTATGCAGAAGAGATGCTTGGCACCCTGGCGCAGCGTAAGATCAACTGGGCTACCAAGGGCTGGAACCGGATCATGCGCGCGCTGAAGCGACTTGCCGTCAGGGCGGGGCTGATCAAGCATACCGACGGGCCTGCCGAGTTGATCAAGGCTGTTGAATATATCGCTGACTCCTTCGCCAAAGGGCGCCGTGCCCGCGCGCGCAACCTGACGACTGACGTGCGTGCCGATGACGCCGGCCTGCCGGCATTCCGTATGGCATCAACCGCTCAAGGTGCTGCGCAGGCCCGCGAGGTGCTTGATCGGGCTCTTGGCCGCGCCAAGCTGGACCCCACCGACCCCTTTGCTGCAGAGAATCGCCGTCTGCGCGAAGAGGATCGGCCGATCTGGGATAAAGCCAAGAAGATATTCGCCAGGCAGTTTGCGCCTGGTGGCCTGCTGCCTGGAGATGTTTTCTCAGAGAAGATCAAGCGCGACAGCGAGTTTGAGGCCGTTGAGTTCGACGTGCGGCACATGGTGGGCGCGCTGGAAAAGGCTGTGCAGGGCGACTACGGCCTGGCCGCGAATAAGCTGACCGAGGATCAAATGCGCAGCTTGAGCGAAGCGCTGGCTGGCAAGGTGGACGATTCACTGCCGACCAACACCAGGGCCGGCATCGTGGCCATGCGGCAATACATCGACAGGCTGTCCACTGAGTACATCGGCATTCTCCAGCAGCAGGTGGCTGACCGACTGAAGGGTAGCGACCAGGCTCTCATAAACAAGATTACCGGCAACCTGGGCAGCTATGTTCACCGCTCCTATCAGGCCTATGACGATCCCAAGTGGTTCAAGAAGGTGCCAACGGCCACGCTGAACGCGGCTCGGAACTACTTGGCGGCGGGGTATCGCCGTAGCGGTGAGAGCAGTGCCGAGGCTGCTCGGTTGGCTGATGTCACGGTTAATGAAATCCTGAAGAGTGGCACCGCTTACGATTCGCTGGAGAGCTTCATTGCCGAGGGCAAGCTTGGCGCCAAGGACCGGAGTGTGCTGATGAAGCGTAAGGACGTTGCCCCGCAGATACGCGCGCTGCTCGGTGAGCATGTAGACCCGCGAGTGAATTTTGCAAAGTCCGCGACCAAGATGGGACGGTTGATCTGGAATCAGCGATTCCTCGATCGCGTCCGTGAAGTCGGCATGGGGGCATTCTTGTTCGAGGGTAAGAACCGTCCGGCAGATGCAACGACTCAAATCGCCGGCGAGCAGTCAGAGACATATTCACCGCTCAATGGGCTTTGGACGTTCCCCGAGGTAGCGCAGGCATTCAAGGATGCGCTGGGCAAGGAGCAAATGGGTGACCTATATCGCACTGTCGTGCGCCTTAACGGCATGGTGAAGTACGGCAAGACCGTTCTTTCCCCGACTACTGCGATGCGTAACTGGCAGTCTGCGATGTTCTTTAGCCTGGCCAACGGTCACTTCAATCTGCAGCACATGCGCAAAAGCATGGCCGCATTCCGCGAGCAGGTTTCCCAGAGTGCTACCGGTGATGACCTGGCTTATCTGCGCAAGCTTAAGCAGCTCGGTGTTGTCTACGACAGTCCATACGCCGGCGAGATGATGCGATTGCTGGAAGATGCGCGAATGGACGAACTGTTATCCGGGAAAAGCGGGAAAGCCCTGTCGGTTTTCCGCAAGGCGAACCAGATGGCTCAGGGTTTTTACACCTTCGGCGATGACTTCTGGAAGATCATCGGATTTGAAAATGAAAAGGCTAGCCTGCGTGATGCCGGGTTCTCTGAAACCGAGGCCGAGACGATGGCTGCTGAACGTATCCGCAACACCTACCCAACGTACTCGATGGTTGGTCGCGGCATGCGGTGGCTGTCACGCTTCCCGCTGGCCGGCACATTCGTCAGCTTCCCCTCGGAAATTGTCCGTACCAGCGCCAATATGCTGCGCACGGTGGCAGCAGACCTCAAAAGTGATAACCCGAAGCTGCGGGAGCTGGGGCGCAAGCGTGCCGCCGGCATGGCCCTGGTCTCCGGTGGCTTCTATGCGCTCTCTGCCATGACGGCCGCTGCTCTGGGCGTTGATGACGATGAGGAAGAGGCCATTCGGGATCTGGGGCCGCCGTGGCAGGACAACTCAACATTCATGTATCTCGGGCGTGATCCTGACGGAAAGTTGCGATACGTCGACCTAAGCTTTTTGGACCCTTATGGATACTGGAAGCGTCCTGTCACGGCCATGCTGCGAAACCAGCCTTGGGAGGAGTCAGCTAAGAGCGGGGTGGCTGACATGCTGACGCCATTCCTTGGTGGAGACATTACAGCGCAGGCGATCTTTGAGGTGATGGCCAACAAGAAGGCGTCCGGCGGTCAGGTCTACCGAGAGAATGGTGAGGCTCTGGACCAACTGACTGACATCGCGAACCACATGCGCAAGACCATCCAGCCCGGTTTTATCAGCAACGCAGAGCGGTTTGTAAAGGCTGCGAGTGGCGAGCGTCGGGAAGGCTCCGGTCAGCCGTACAGTGTGCGCGACGAAGTGTCCGCGCTGCTGGGGTGGCGCGCCTCAACTCTTGATGCCAGGACTGGTCTCTACTACCGCAGCTTTGACTTCAACCAGGCGCTCACGGATGCGCGCAGTTCGTTGAACCGGGTTCTGCGCAGCGCAAATGCTGTTGATATCGATGACATTCGGACAGCGAAGCAAGGTGCAGAGCGGATGAACTCCAAGGCATTCAATGAAATGGCTCGCTTGGTGAAGGCCGCTGAAAGCGCGGGGATGTCACGGCGCGAAATTCTCCAGACGCTGACTTTGGGTGGGGTTTCCCGCCGGAACGCGGCGGCCCTGATCCGTGGCCAGGTTCCGAATCTGGATATTGGCGGGCAGGCAAGGAGCAGGGCAGTGCGCCAGGCGAGGGTCACGCAAGGACCTGAGCAGGCACGGGAAATCGCACGACGGTATCGAGAGGTGCTGGCCCTGTAGCCCGCGTTGACGTGTCCATCCAGTCACATAGCCTGCACTGCATTACGTCAGGAGCAGGCTATGGACGCACCCATCATCAACATATGTATTCAGCAGGGCAAGACCCTTGAGTTTGCCCTGCGGTGTGCCGGAGAACGCGCATGACCTGTTGCAATAACGATTACCGGGTTGACCTGTGCGTGGCCCAGGGCAAGACATTTCAGCGCGTGCTGCGCTGGGGGCGCGAGCCGTACCAGTACCGCACAGTCGAAGCCGTTACCCGCGACGGGGCGCTCCGGCTGAAGTCGACGGCCCACGGTATTCCTGATGGTTGGATGGTCGCCTTGAACGGTTTGCGCGGCATGCCGGAACTCAACGCCCGGAATCAGCCGCCGTCACGCGGGGATCTGTACAAGGCCACACTGATTGATGCGGACACCATTGAGCTGAACGAAATCAGCGGCGCGCGTTATGGCGCATGGCGCGGTGGTGGCGACATCCAGTTTCTGTCGCCAGTGAATGTGACGGGCATGTCTGCGCGCATGGATATCCGCAGTCATCGCGGTGACCTGCTTTTCCGGGCTGAGCCTGGGGACGGCAGATTGACGGTCGACGCAGCGCTACACGGCGTTGTTATGCGCCTACCACAGACCGACACCAGCGCGTTCGATTGGGCGTGTGGCGTTTACGAAATCGAAATATCCGACGGCACGGATGTCTTCATGCTCGCGTTCGGCGAGATAACAGTGAAAAAAGAGGTGACTATCGATGGCTAACAGCCTGTACAACAAAGCGCGCCAGGCGTTTATGAGTGGCGGCATTGACCTGACTGCCAACGACATCAAGGCCGTGCTGGTGGATGCTGACTATGTGTTTGATGCCGCGCATGAGTTTCTGACGAGCGTTAGCGCTGATGCGGTGGCGACCAGCGCCAACCTGACCAACAAGAGCGTTACCAATGGCGTGTTCGATGCTGACGACCTGATTTTCGCCGGCCTTACTGGATCGCCAGCAACGTCTCTGGTGCTGTATCAGGATACCGGCACCCCGAGCACCAGCCGGCTGATCCTCTACATTGACGAGGGCACTTTCCCGATCACACCCAACGGTGGCGACCAAACTATCGTGTGGTCTGATGGCGCGAACAAGATCTTCCGCCTGTAACCGGTGCCGGCCATGGACACGTTTTACAACCGAGTAGGCTACACGGTTCGGCCGGCGCTCATTGATGGCGGCGTGCTAGACATTCCGCCGCTCGATATCAACCCGATGGTTCCATCAAGCTGGTCGGCGTTTGGGCTGGCTTATAGCGATGACGGGCGATATCTCGCTCAAGTGCATCGAACAGGTGCGTCACCTTACGACATCAGGGTGCTGGTGTTTGACCGAGTAACGCGCGAGTGGAAGAACGTCTGGCAGGACGGATTGCTCGCAAACAAGGGGCAGACCCGTATCAAATGCTGCTTTCGTGCCGCTTCATACGAGCTGCTTATCACTGGCTCAGCTACAGACGTAGGCGCCGTCAATGTCCAGACTGGAGCGATTGTTGTTGCCGGCTTGAATATTGGCTACGCCACGCCACGCCAGGGTGGCGGCACTGCCAACTATCCGGGAACCATGGACGATGGACTCATCAAGGCGATGGATTCCACCTACATGCTGATCCAGACGATCAATCCTTATATGTTCGTTGTGGATACCTCGACATGGACAATGGTGTCAGTATCGCCAAGCGTCGGAACCACTATCGCCGGTGCAGACTACGACCCTGTTTCCGACCGCGTTGCCATTGTCTACTCTGGTACGCTTAGAATGTTCGATGTCAGCAATCGACTTGCCTGGGTAGAAGAAACCGGAATGCCAGCCCTGACATGGACAACTGCGGAGCAATGTCTGTGGTCGCCAGATGGCGAATTTCTGGCAGTAAGTTACGGCGGATTCGGTAGCGGTAATAGGCTCGATATCTGGGACGTAAGCACTTGGACAAAGGTGTCGACGCGCAACTATGCCGTCATACTCGATCAGATCGCCTGGCTCACCGCGCGGCGCCTGCTTGTTAAACCATCAGGCGCTGCTCCCGAGATTATCGACGGCGCGGTCAGCTGGATCAGCCTCGTTACCATTCAGCCTAACCTGAACTTTACCTGGGAGTCTGGCGCATCAAGGATTGCCGTCGCGCCGGGCGGCGAAGAGGTCGCGTTTTGTCCTTTTGATAGCAACCTGATATCAACTCCTGCTATCTTGAAGGCGAATGGCACTTCGCTTTATGAGCTGTCAGGGGATGCGGATTGGAACCCCATTATTGCGTCAGTACCCCAGACAGGGACAACAACTGGCTCTGTAAAGGTCAGTCCTGATGGGCGCTGGATGGCGATAGCTACCAATTCCGCGACCGGCGAAAAGTTTGCAGTGTGGGATCTACGGGATCGCCGAAAATACAGGCCGTTCAAGCCTGCAGACGAAGGCAGCACTTCTGCGCGCGCGGTTTATGCGGATTTTTCGCTGGATAGCCAGTTCGTCGCCCTCGTATACAAGAGCCCTAGCGGAAATACTGAGCTGCACGTCTTCAACGTAAACGACTGGTCAGTCGCTTACACTGAAACATTCCAAAGCGGCGTAAGCACCATTGGGAAGCCGCTGGGCGTCGCGTTCTCGAGAACGCACATGATCCTGCTTAGCGACACGTCCAGCGCACCGCTTAACAATAACCGCGTCCACTTTATTGCGCTCGGGACATGGGTATACGAGTCGCCTGCGTCCTACATCGATGAGGCGATTGGGAACTTCTATGATGCCGATATCAGTCCTGACGGAAGGCTCCTGGCTATAGGCTGGAGCGACGGGCTGTGGGTGATCGATCTGGATACCTTTGCGCTGACAACGAGCGGCTTAATGCCTGCATTTGACGACTTGACCGGAATCTACATAACAAGGGTCAAGTTCTCGCCGGATATGGAAACACTGGCATTCTTTCACTCAAGCACATCCTCGGCGAAATTGCGCTTTATGCGGGTGAGCGACTGGTCAACCATAGGTGATGGAATAAGCGGTATCGCTATTCGTTCAATCGGATTCACCAGTGACAGCCGTTACTTTATCGGCACCACAAAGGCTGGACTGCGCTACGTCGTGGACATGGACACCATGACCGAAGTTCCGCAGCCTGCATCACCCGACAACGCCGGTGTATTCATGGGCTTTGCGCGCGGCAAGGGTGAGCGCTGGCAGGTTCGCGCCGTTGTTCGCAGCGGAGGTGAGGCGGTTGTGCGCGAGGTGCGCATGATTGGCCCGACAGGCACCGTCGTCGCCACTGAAACGAGCGACCCTTACTATGGCCTTGTTCGATTCCCTGACATGGGCGCGGAGCATCGGTTTGGTTTCACCCTTGCCGCAGTCGATCCGGCAGACCCTGAGAATCAGGCGCTTTGGTGGACAGCAGAGATTCCGGGCAATGTGCCGCTGCCCGAGCTGGTGCTTTCTCCATCCACTGAGTCGTTCGATTGGGCTACCGACCTGCCGCACAAGCTGTTCACCCCGGAATGTATGTGGCGTGATCGCCCAGGCGTGGACACGGCCGGTCTGCGCACGGAAAGGCTGATTGGTGGCGCGGAGCCTGATGATAGCAATGCGGCTTTGTTCAAGTCGGCAGCAGAGCTCAAGGTAAAGCTAAAGCCGGAAGGCGGTTACAGCGCTCCAGATGCCTCTACGCCGAAGCGGATCAGCGTCCGAGCATCTGCCGACAACCCCAGCACGGCTGTCACGGTGAAGCTGTGGCAGGGCAGCACCATGATTGCCGAGTGGGTGCAGGCAACCTGGCCAAGCACGCCGACCACGCTGCACTTTGAACTGACCGAGGCCCAGCGCGCTGCCGTGACCGATTGGGATGATATTTCTGTGACCGTGGGGGCGCAGTAATGGCAACACGGCTGGCGCCAGACCAGATCATCGAGACATCAGGACTCACTGCAGGCATCCTGTCATACATCATTGACGACCCAACCAGTCCTGACGGGTTCTGGCTTGCGGCGTCCGCCAACGATTCCGCTACGGTGGTACGAGTTGGGTTCTCTCCGACACTGGCGCCGAAGGCTGGTGCCGGCCTGCAGGTAATGCGCGCATGGGTCAGGAAGTTTGGTGGAAGCGGTGACGTTACCTGCACCCCTCAGCTCTATGAAAACGGAGTGCTCGTCCGCTCTGGCACTGCTGTTGCGGTAACAAGCACATCTGGCCAGCTGATTACGTTTCCGTTCAATGCCAGCGAGATTGGCACCTATGCGAACACCGAGTTTCGCTTACAGACAACGCCGGCCGGCGGCAGCCCATCGAAAAGGGCGACTGTTGAGTTTGGTGCGATAGACTGGCTTTTCACGCCAGACCAGATCCCAAACCCGATGCTGGGCACGGCATCTACATTTTCCGCAAGCCCTATCAGCAAGCTGGTAGCGCCGATCAGCGTTGATATTGCACCAACCGCATCCGCCGCCCAGGTTTCTCCGGTATCAACAGCGCTTGGGTTCCGCCTCTACTGGCTTGGTCTTGATGCTGATTTCCAGCAGGCATCTGGCGAGCAGATCGATGTTACAAGCCTTGACTCGTCTTTTGCATCCAGCCCCATTGGCGTCTCTGCGGCAACCGCAATAACGGGCCTTGCGTCATCCTTGTTGGCGCCCGGAATAAGCGTTTCGGCAGTAAGCGCTGCGCTCGATACCGGAAGCACGGCGGCTATCTCTTCGGTCGTCGTTTCTGCCGCTCTGCCGGCAGCCAGCACTGAGTCGTCGTTCGCATCAGATCCTGCATCTTCTAAGGCGACTGTGGCGCTGGCGCCCTCTGCCTCGTCGCTGCTCGTGTCGCCCATTCGCTCTGCTGCAACCAGCCGCATCGAAGGGACAGACCAAACGGCAGGCGCGTCAGCGGTTAGCGTGACTGGTGCATCGCCTGTTCTCGGCACGGCGTCCACCTTTGCTTCTGGCCCGATTGAGCAGCCAGGTGGCGCGGCGCTGGCCGAAACGCCGTCAACCTTTGCGTCTGCTGCCGTTTCCGTTATGGCGCTGGCGTCGGTGGCTGGGATTGCGACAAGCGCCTCAGTGGGCGCCGTTGGCGTCATCGGCGCGACCAGCCTGAATGGAGCCGCAAGCCAGTTTGCCGGTGAGCCTATTGGTTCGCGTTCGACTGCATCACTGGTATCGGTCACAAGCGGGGCGGCGGTATCACCCGTAACCGTTGCAACTCCCCCGGTCACCCTGGCCGGCACCAGCAGCCAGTTCGCTGCCAGCGCACTGACACTGCGCTCAGTGAATCGCGCCGGCGAAGCGGAAAGCACCTTTGCTGCAGGCGATATTGCTGCGGTAGCGCGTATCGATGTCGCTGGCACCGCCGATCGGTATGGCGCATCGCCGATCAATAACGTATCGCGCATTGCCGTGCTCAGCCTTGCGTCTGGATTCATTGCGCCTCGCCTCGCAGCGCAAGACCTGGTTGTCGATGTTGCTGGCACCCCTGCCGGCTTCGCTGGAGGCTTTGTTGTGACCAGGCTGACAAGGCCCGCATCAGAGGTGTTTGTTGGGCTGGGCGAAACCAGCGGGGCCGAGAGAGTGGACGAGGATCGCGCTGCTGCGGCTATCGTCAGCGCAAATGCTCCCAGGGGGCTGGTGGCGTAAGCCGAGAGCGGGCCGCTACGCCTTCAGCACCCTGACACTAAACGCCTCTACCTGCTCCGGCGTCATGCCGTCCTCCAGCGCCTGCAGATAGTCTGCATACCACTGCATCATAACGGCGCGCTTTTCAAAGTAGGCCGCCTTGTCGTAGACGGCGCGCAGGCCGACCTTCTTGTGAGCCAACTGCATATCCGTCCACGCTTCTGGCCAGCCATGCTCGGTAAGGATGGTGGTACAGGTGTGGCGCGAGCCGTGGCCAGTCATTCTGCGCTTGTAGCCGGCCTGCGCGAACACTTTGTTTATGGTGCCGTCAGACATTACTTCAGACTTCGGGCCTTCAGAGGGGAATAGGTATCTGGATCTGCCGGTTTGCCGCCGAAGCTCCAGCAGATCGGAAACCACCTGGTCAGAGAGCGGGACGAGGTGATCGCGCCCCATCTTCATCTTCCTGCCCGGAACCGACCACAGCTTTGCATCGAGGTCGATTTCGGACCACTCAGCAAACCTGACCATGCCAGGGCGAGAGGCAGTGCGCAGCACCATCCATGCTGCAGTGCGGGCTGGCAGCTTGCATGGGGTGTGTCGCAGGGCGCGCAGAAAGTCTGGAAGCTCGGGCTCCAGCAGGTGTGGAAACTGGTTTTCCCCGGGCGCCTTTTCGGCAATGTCCACGAGGTTGCTGGCCGGGTTGTTCTCGCACCACTCATTTGCGATGGCCATGCCGAATATGTGCCCGAGCCACGAGCGGACCTTCTCCGACGTGTTATGCGCGCCGCGGCGCTCTATCGACTTCTGCAGTTCCGCGCACTGGCGGCGGGTCACGACATCGATAGGGGTTTGGCCCAGCGCCGGGAGGATGTCGTTGTCCAGGGCAAGGCGCATTCCTTTCAGAGTTTTTGGTGCGCGGCCATCACGCTCGCGCTTTTCGTACCAGAGCTCGGCGACTTCGCGGAACAGCGGGGCGGTGGGCGCGGCGACGGCAGGGGCGGACGGGTCGATGCCGCGATCAAGCATGTCGGCAAAGTCTAAGGCCCTGCTGCGGGCGCCTTTGGCACTGACATCGGGGTATGAGCCAAGGCCAAGCCATGACCACTTGCCGGTGCTCGGCTTCTTGTATCGCCACTCCCAGCGCTTGCGGCCAGATGGGTTGACGACGAAGTAGATGCGGTCGACGCCGTAGCTTTCTCGATACTCCCTGGGTTCCGACTCAAGGGATGCAAGTACAGTGTCGGCGAGCGGGCGGCGCTTAATGTCCTGTCGTTTCATGGCTTCCGTGTATGGTGACGGCCTTGGGAGCGAGCACCATACAACACGCCATACATCAAGGGCAATTGTAAGCAGGGGTTTGTAGGGGCAACCAAGGGTAATGAAAAGCCGCTGTTATGGGGGGTGTGGGTGTTTTTGTAGGTAACCAGGGGGAGTCAAAGACAAGGGGTTGGAGCGGGTGAAGGGAATCGAACCCTCGTATGCAGCTTGGGAAGCTGCCGTTCTACCATTGAACTACACCCGCGCAGGCGTCTTTTTACCAGAGTCGCCTGCATCAGGGAAGGGGCTCA